AGATCGAGCGGGTCCGGAAGACGACGAGGGTGTTGTAGTACTTGGTCAGCGCGACCACACTCTCACCATCGCCAGCACCGATGTCGACAAACCCCGGCGTCTGCCAGAAGTTCGGCTGGCCGAGCACCTTCGAGTAGTAGACCCTTGTGCCAGTGGGGCTCCCCGGTCCTGGAGCAATCCAGAGCCGGAACTTGTACGACACGATCACGTCGCCCTTGGGCATATCGGCATCAGCGACGAAGCCACCTGTCGGAGTCCAGGACCCACCAGGGTCAGTCTCCCCGACAGGGGCTACAAGCCAGGCCTTGCCGTCGTACTGCGTCATCGCGCTGGCGGCGAAGGTGTTGGTGATGAGGTTCCACGAGCCCGAGAGGTAGTAGTACGTGCTCGACAGGCCGTCGCTGGCCAGCAGGTAGGGCGTTCCACCTGTGTCGTAGTACATGCCCAGGAGGCGGGCGTTGCCACTCGCTCCGAGCGTCATCGGGTCACTGAGATCCTGGAAGGGAGGTCTGCTCTTCAGCGAGCCCTCCAGGCCGGGGTCGAAATTCAGCGCCTCGACAACCTCGTCATCGAGAACGGCAGTGGGGTCATCGTAGGTGTTGAGGCCACGCCCGAAGGGACCGATGACGAGAGGCTGGATCGGCACTCAGTCCACCTCCCGGATGACCTGATATGTGATGTCGGCCGCGAGGAAGTCCTCTTCCCGCTGTTCCGCGAGCGCGTTCTTGAACTGCGTCTCCTTCGCCTGAGAGGCCTGCCAGTCCTCATCCATCTCGTAAGCCTGCTGGAGGATGTAGGCGACGAGAGCAGGATAGTACTTGTTCGGCATCTCGATGATCTGCGAAGGGTCCCCGGTGACCACGGTCGGAGCCTTCGTGAAGAACATCGTCAAAGTGCCGACAGCATCCGGCTTGGGGTAGAGCGTCAGCGTCGAATTCCAGAGGTACCAGAGGTACGGAGTGCCAGTCTGCTCTTTGTCAGGGTCGCTCGTGATGATCGTCTCTTCGGCCTCGACGAAGGGCAGAGCAAGAAGCGGCTGTCCGTCGTAGTGCAGAGACGAGATGCTGTGAATGTTGAGATCCGACAGAGGGTATTCGCTCTGATCGACAACGGTGGGCAGCGTCATTTTCGAGCGAAGGATCTTGTTCTCGGTGACGATCTGCTGGAGACCGTCGTTCGTCCAGGCGAGGATGTCGGCATCCTCCAGCTGCACGCCAGACTCGTCTCCGAACTTCCGCTTCACGTCGCGGAGGAGACCGCCATACGTGCGAGTCGCTGGCTGGATCGACATGTCAGCCCCTCTCGAACTTCTTGCCGTTGTGCTTGACGGTGTGCTTCTTGTCGCGACCACCGGTGGCGAGGAACATCATCTCATCAATCGCCTGCTCGCGCTCATCGTCCTGAGCCTTCATCTGGAGCACCCGGTCGAACATCTCCTTGGCCTCCATGCGCTCCAGGATCGACACAGGGCGGTGCTTCTTTAGATCGCCCTCCCAGATCCACGCGAGCACTTCGGCCGGGTTGTCCATCTCGGCTTCAGTGAGATAGCGAACGATGTATGGAGGCTGATCGCCACGAGGCGTCTGCCGAATACGGAACGGCTTCGTGTCGGTCTCGTCACGATCCATTGAAGGGACGTACTCCAGAGAGAGCGTGTCGTCGTACTCGCTGAGGATCTGAGCGAACTGCATGTGCTTCTGGCTCACGAAATCGTGAGTCTCCGAGGAGTAGATACGAGGCTCGGTCTGGAACTGGGTCATGGCTGTGATCCTACCTCAAAGGTATGCGTTCTGTTGATGGATCAGTCGACCCACCATGTCTGCCTGAGCTTCTTCACGCGGAGCACCTTCGCGACGGCTTCTCGGGTGATGATCGCGAATGACGGTCGTGCATCGGTTGGTGTTGAGAACCCGGAGGCGAGGTCACGGTATGCGAGAACACGACGATCCGCGTCCAAGAGAAACAGTTCTTTGGTGCGACAGTTCAAGAAGATCCCGAAGTTCTTCGGGGTGTTATTCGCCGCCTGGATGCCGCCACGAACGTCGAACTCGCTGGGGGTTTCCGTACCCGCCACATCACCTGAGATGCCGAGGCGCATGAACGTCTCCGTCGATCTCTGGACTGCATAAACGCCTGGGGTTGCCCCGACCTGTTGGATGCGGAGGAAGATATCTGCGACCGGGTTGTGTTCGGTCAGGATGAAACCCTCAACCTCCCACAGCACCGCCTCTACTGCACCGAGCGCTAGTCCGATCTCCGACCGGAAGTGTGCGGTGTTTCCCGAGACCGCCGTTGTGGTGACCTGGGCGTATCCAATTGTGGTGGACGGTGACGCGACTGCGAATGTGCCTGTTGCGCTGAACGACGCGAGGAACGCATCAATCGTGATCGCGCCGGTAGCGGCAATAGCAACCGCTGATCCTTCTGGAGAGAGCGCCAATTGGAAGGTCGATCCACCGGACGCGATGACGTAATACGGTCGCTCAACAGTCAGCCCGGAAGTTCCGGCTGAGGTGACCCAGACCGTCGTTCCGTCCGCCAGCACGCGGTTTGTGGTCTGCGCGACGACGTTCGTCCCGGTCGTAGCGGTCGGAGATCCAACCCGCATACGCTCCATCGGGATTGTGCCGTTGGAGAAGTCCCACTCGCGAGACTTCACCACCCTCCCGGGTGGGAATGTCCCTAGAGGTAGCTTCTCTATCGGGTATCGGTACGTGCTCATTCCGGGATCACCTGCCGAATCAGACCGAGCGATGTCTGAGTCCAATCGTCACTCGGAGTTGCGATGGTCGACGAGATATAGAACCCCAGAAGGGTGCCGTCGTCGTGGAGGAATAGGTTTCCGGGACCGCCCGCCAGCCGCCCCTCTCCGGACAGTCGTTTGTCCAGGTCGATCTTGATCGGCGGCGCGGCAAGTCGACGCAGACTCGCATCAAGAGGTGCCGCAGTCATATGCACCCCGCCGAACTGTCCACCGAACACACCGAACGGTGTGGCGGTGAGGAGGGTCCAATACTGTCCGTTCCAAAGGAACGGGCGGGTACCGATCCACGCGACCTTGAAGTCCGGGTCCGGGTCGCCGTCCGGGCCAGCGAAATTGATGTCCCAGTAGATCGGCACCGGGTCGGTATACCAGTAGATCCCATCCTTGGATGTAGAGATCCCCTGGATGGCGCGCTCGCCTCCCGCGATGAGATGGAACGCCACCCATTCGCGGCCGACACGGACGACCTTCGCGTAACCGGTGTGCTTGATGCCGTTCTTACCCTGACCATCGATCACGATGCCGTGTCGGGTCCACGAGATCCCGTCGCGGCTGTAGGCAAGCAGAGTGAGTTGCTGATCCTGCGCGGTGATTAGGTCCTGCTGGTAGTACATGAACAGTGCCCCGACAAGATTGAGGGTCACGGTGCTGTCCGCCGCGATCTCGACAGGCTCCCCTCCCGGAAGCCCGGAGAGCTGGAAAGTAGTCGCTCCAGAGTTGATGACGTAAAACGTCCCAGCCGTGCTCAGCCCTGTCGCCCCGGCCGACATGACTCGGACGGGCTGGCTGTTCGGGAGGATGTCGCCGGGAACCTGAGCGATAGTGTCGCCCGCGGCGAGAGCCGTGAGACCGGCCCCGTACTGAATGACCGTAGCCTCGGCGTTCCAGTGAACGTCAGGGGTCTCCGTCTGCTTACCGACCACCGTATCGACGTAGACAAGGCCCCGGTCAACATACGTGCCCGGGTCATACGGGTCATCGAACGTGATGAGCGCGATGCCACCCTCGGCGTCGTCATGGTCGGTGCTGTAGTACGCGTAATACTTCGCCAGCGCTCCTGCGACAAGACCCTCGACCGGGATCACGACGGGCGAGATCCACGACGAGAGTTCTTGCCCCGTGAACGGGAACAGGTCCTTCTGGATGCGCTCGAAGTTCGGCTGTACCATGCCCCGTGCGCGAGCGTCACCCATAGGTGCTCGGAGAGTACGCCCGTCAGCCGCCACAATCGTACTGATCTTCTTGCCAGTCGAATCCTTCGCTTCTTCAAGAATGAGTTCTGTCAGCGACTCTTCGGTCAGCCGATCCGGCATAACTTCGTCAGGAATTTTACCGCTCGGACCAATAACCACGCTCTGAGCAGGGGGGTTGGAGTCCCAGTCATCTTCAATGAGAGTCTCGTTTCCAATCCCGGTCTGCACAAGAGTCAGAGTCGAGATCAGATCCGCCAGATCAGCATCCGCGATCCGGAAGTACGGAGACGGCCACCCCGAGTCGAGGCGGGGCTCGATGTCGAGGTATCGAGTCACCCGCCTCGCCTGAAAGTAGGTGCCTCGGGTGAGGCTTCCGACAGGGGTTCCGACAGAGGCCGTCAGCGTGGAGATGAGGTCAGAGAGCCACTCAATGACGAACGTCGCCGTCCAGGAATCCGAGCCCATGCCGATGTACCCGAAGCGAAACTGGAGACGCTCGGAGATCTCTCCGTACTCGGCTCGCCAGAGCGTGCCTCGAACCTCACTAGCCACAGGCCTCTCCTGTCGGTCTCGGGGTTACTTGCCGGGGTGGCTCTGTGCAGTGGGGTCGAATGCCACCTTGGTCGGGACGACGTAAGTACCGATGCCGGGGACGCCGAGACCACCGAGGATGGCGATGGCAAGACCAATGCCTTCGTTGAGATCGAGAGCGCCGTCCGCGAGAGGAGCACCCGTCAGCCACACGCTGACCGCCGTGACGACACCACCGATGGCGGCGAGGATGGCCTTTGAGGGGCCGAGAGTGATCTTCGGGGAAGCCGAAGTGGTGTGGATAGTCATGTCATTCTCCTTGATTGGGGTCAAACCGTCCGACCTTTTTCGTAGGGCCTGTCTTCGGCTCTATCTCAATCTTCTCCTGTCGATTCCAGTTCCGCAAAAGAGCGTAGATGAGGTAGATACCGGCGAAAGCTACTCCCGTCAAGCCGATGGCTCTCCAGAGCGGCCGAAGCCAGTAGTCCTCCCCCACCCAGGCAGTGAGAAGCGAGAGAAGAGACACCACGATAAGGCTGATGTAGGAGAAGAAGACAGCGCGACCGGCACGACGTTTCTTCCACTGATACAGCAGTCCGTAAACCACCGTAAACGCGAGGTACGCGATAAAGGCTACGAGGATCGCAACCCTCGCCCACCCCGTGAGGAAGGCGGAGACCTCAGGGCTAAGCATGACGCTCCTTGTTTCGAGTGAAAGTGATCGAGAGATCATCCCCGAAGTGATTATCCCTCTGTCGGCTCTCCAGCCACGAGGTCATCTGAGCTACTTTGGGTCCTCGGGAAGCGACCCTGTTGTATTCCTGCTGACTCTGACGCAGTTCCTGGAGAGCCTCGTTGCTGGGAGGCTTATCGCCTACCACTCGCTTCCAAAAGCTCATCCTGCACCCCCCTCGAAGGGATCGGTGTCTTCCTCAACGTCGGGTCCAGCCGAGCGAAGAACAGCCTGGACCGTACGACCTACAGACATCAGACTAGCAACTTGGGCTGTCAGAGCGTCAATGGTCTTGTCCTTGTTGACAAGGATGGCCCGGTAGATCTCGATTTCTCGTTCGTGTGAAGATTTTGTAATGAGACGACCTGTAGCGAGCAGGTAGTAGAACAAGGCGATAACGCCGATGCCGAATCCGATGGGGCTAAGACCCCAGAGTCCCGGAAAGATGGTGTCCACGATTGAGTCCTCCCCCTCCAGCATGAGAGGGGCCGTCTGAGTCGTGCGGTCCCAGACGGCCCCTGTCAGTTCGGTCAGGACTCGATGATGTCCTTGATGACACCGTGCGTGTTGCGCCGATCCGTACCGAGTTCGTGACGCTCCACGAGGTGGGCGTACCAGGCGTCGTAGACACCGTTGGCGTCACGCACCTGCTTGAACATCGAGCCATCGCGGTCGAGCCAGTTCCACTCCTCATCGCGATAGAAGGTCAGCGCCTCCTCGTTGATGAAGTACTGGGTGCCCAGCGGGGCATCGATGTCAGCCACGACCGGGATCTCACCGTTCTCCGTGGTGAACGCGAGGCCCGAGAAGCCGCCCGTGAACTTCTGCGTGTTGACGACCTGACGAAGCTGCATCAGCAGGTTCGCGTAGGAGCGCCGCACACCGAGGCTCTGGAAGATGACGGTCGTCTTGCCACCGCGCGTGCGGATCTTGTCGACCATCAGCTGCATCAGACCCTCGGAGATCGCCCGAGGAGTACCGGCGTTGGAGTCGACCTCCGCCTTCCACTCCGGCTCAGTCGTCGGGTTGATGTTGTAGAGCGTGCCGGTGTTGTTCACGATAGCCGCGAAGCCCGTGATCTCCTTCGACAGGGAGCCCGCTCGGACGATCACCTGGCCGACTGCGACGTTGAAGGTCGCGCCCGACAGGGTGATGGTGTTCGCACCGGGCGTGAGGTCGATGGCGGTGACCACACGGTTCGTCACGACTGCCGTGCTCGGCAGCGTGTAGATGTCGACCACCTCGTCCATCTGGAAGAGGCGAGCATCCACGACAGGGACGACGGTGACGCCGGTGCCGATGGCACGAACGGTGCTGATCGCGCCGGTGCCGTCGCCGTAGATCTGGCGGTTCATGTCCTTTCGGACATCCGTCTTCAGGCGCTCCATCTCCTCGTCCATGGACTTCGCGAAGGCCTGCTGGTCCTTATTCGCGAGGTCGATGGCCTGGCCCGTAATCTGGAAGCCGCCGTAGCCGTGCTTCAGACCGATGCGAGCAGCGGCGTAGCCCTGCTGGCCGGGAGTGGGGAGCGGGTCCATCTCGTTGCGCGAACCGATACCGGCGTTGCGACGAGTGTGGACGGGGAAGGTGACGTACTTGCCGCCGATCTCGGAGGTGACGCCAGCACCCGAACGGGTGACACGCTTCAGCGTGGTGATCTCGTCATTCAGCTGTCGACGGATCTTGCCGGTGTAGACCTCTTTGAGGTACGGCTCGATGGTGGCGAGTGTTGCGGCCATGGGAGTGTCCCTTTCTGGACTTTGACCGCTCCGCTGACTAGTTGCCCTGCTGGACCGCTCGGCCGATCATTTCGGCCAAGAGAGCCGTGGACTCCTCGCGAGAGTAGTCCGCGACTTCCTTCTGCTGGTGGTTGGCCGCTGTCGGAGCGGTGCCACCTGAGCCAGGAATCCGGGGTGCGAAGTCATTGGGGCGGGGCTGAGAGAGAATCTGGTTGCGGTAGGCCTCGCGCTCAGCGTAGATCGCCTCCAAGCTTGCGTCGTACTCCCCCGCCTTCAGGCGGCGAGCGTACTCCTGGAGAATGACCCCCTCCTCCTGCTTCGAGATGCCCTCATGAGCCTGTCGAAGCGTCTGGATCTCCTGGTCAAGAGCCGAATCAGCCTGACGGTTCATCTGCTCCTGCTGGGCCTGCATCTGCTGGGCCTGAAGGAACTGAGCCATCTGCTCCTGCTGTTCGCGAAGAGCTTGGAGTTCCAGATCCCGAGGATCAACCTCGGCGTCCGGATCAACCTGGTTCGGATCGACCTGTCCCGGTTCCTGAAGGAGACCCTGCGAACGCAGGTGGCTCTCCAGGAGTTGGTACATCTGGAGCGGGTTCTCGTCGATGCCTCGTACGATTCCGAGTGCCCTGGTCACGATGTCAGGGTTCACGCCCTGCTTCTCGAACTGGCCCCACGGGTCGTACTTGGAGTTCAACTCAGTGATGCGCGACTGCGCGTTCTTGTCGAACTCCGAAAGATGCGGCTTGATCTTGTCGAAGACCTCATCACCCACAACCGCACGGATCGGGTCCCATGCGGGGTGCCCTGCTCCTGGCGGAGTCTGTGGCTGAGAAGGTGCCTCCTGCTGAGCGGAGGGTGCTTCAACCGAAGCTTCCTGCTGGCTGTTCGCTGTCTCGGTGTTCTGGGCTGACTGCCACTCATCAAAAGTGGGAGTCGGATCCGGAGCCGTGATCTGGTCCTGGCCTACTTCGTCATCAACCGGCATTGTCTTTCCTTTTCCGCTGTACCCCATTGGCCCTGGCGTTCTGGAAGAAATGTATCACAAGAAATAGCCCCCTATGCACCGATGCACAGGGGGCTACCGTCGCAGGGGGCGACGATCACACGCCGTCGACAGTCAGACCATGAATCCGAGCGGCGTTCAGCATGTCCAGCTTGGTCATGGCGTTCAGCCGCGTTGTCGAGTACGAGGTCGCGTTGTAGGTGTTCAGCGCGGTACGAAGAGCAGAAACAATCGGCTTGGCCGCGGGTCGCTTGGTGTTGACCGGCGTCACGTCGGCCTTGATGTCGTTGATCGCCATGTCAGACTCCTTCTTCCGGAGGCGGAGGTCCTTCCTCGCCGCCCATGCTACCAGGAGGACCGCCCGGACCACCGCCCTGCATCTGCATCTGCTCAAACATCTGCTCCGCGAGACGCTCCTCGTGGATCTTGACGTGCATGTCCATCTGTTCCTTCTGCCAATCCGGCCAGGTCTCGTACTCCTGACCCATCCGGAAGCGGTTGTGCTCCTGGATGTGAATGGCATCGTCGTCGAAGTCGTCGACCTGAATGACAGGCGGGACCATCTGCTCGATCTGAGCCGCGATCTCGGCTCCTTGGGGCATTCCCTGCATCGCCTCCAAAACAGAGTCGACATCGAGTTCTTCCGGTGGGATAGCAGGCCCGCCCGTCTCCTTCATCATGTCCGACAGGACGATACCGGCGTACTTCTGCCGGTTCTCGGTGATGGCCTGCTCGGTGACGAGACGGAACTTCATGTTCTCGCGGTTGGCCTTCTTTCGGGCCGCGTCGAGGACCGACAGGATGCGCTGAGCACCGCCGATTTCGAGCATCTGAAGTGCCTGGTTCGGGTCGGTGATGATGCCCATGCCGAACATGTCCATGACGGTAGCTCGCTTCGCCGCCATCGACTGGCCGATGCTCGATCCGGGCTCGACCCGAACGTCCGTGCCTCCGGAGATGTCGGCTGCGGAGAGCGTCACCGTGTCGAAGGAGGCATCCCGGCCGACAATCTTGATGGCACGAGGGATGTCGACGAACTGCTGGAAGAGCGCGAGCGTCTGGGTGGCGATGCGCTCGAAGCCGTCCTCGATGTTCTGGTACTGCGGCGTGAGGTACTGGTCATCCTTCTCCTGAAGGAACGAGATCGCCGTACCAGCGGTGACTCCCGGAGGGGCGTCGCCACGAGAGACCTCGTGCTGTCCAGAGATGTCCTCGAAGTCGCTCAGAATCCTGTCGGGGATCGTCATGACGTACTCGGGGAGTGGTGCTGGCTGGATCTGTGTCGGAGCCTGGAATCCCTGGTTGTATGGGATAGCGAGACCCGGCTCATTCGTGAGCTTGTTCGGGTCCAACGAGCCCTTCTGGTAGAGCAGCTGAGGACGACCCATCCGCTTCGCTGCGAGCGAGATGTCTGTGCGCCAGTCGTTGTACTCCTGCTGAAGCGGAATCAGGTCCACAAGAGGAGAGTCGGCGTAGAAGGCGTCGTTGTAGATGTAGTCGAACTTCGTATAGGGGTACTGCCCGTGCTTGTACGGGAGGCCGTCCTTACGGAGCGCGACGAGGGTGTTCTCGACGAGGACGAGCCACCCGCCATCAGGCAGGAGGGGCGTCTGCATCGGCTTCACCCACATCTCGTAGATGACCACGCTGTCAAGATCCGAGCGGGGCGAGTTCGACAGGTTGAGATAGGCCTCGTCGAGCAGGGTGTTAGCGGAGACGGTCGAGGGCTCCAGCTTGCTGCCTTCGAGTTCGGCCGCGTAGTACTGCTTGACCCACTCGATGTTCTTCACCTGGGCCTGGAGCACGTAGGGCTGGTCGTCGAGTTCGTTCTCACGCAGGTCGGGCACGAAGATGTGGAACGGAGTGATCGACTTGTACACGATGTCACCCGGCTGATTCGAGTGCTTGTCGATGATGGTCGGGTCCCACCACTCCTTCATGAAGCCGACGCCAGTGATGATCTTCCAGTACTCCGCCTTCGAGTACTCACGACGAAGAGCGCGACGGCTGGCGTAGGACTCCCACACCTGCTCAGCCGCCTGTGCTGACGCCGTATCTTCGTCTTCCCCAGAAGCCGGGATCGCCTCAACGACAGGGAGGGTGGACAAGAACTTCGAGTGGTCGGCTCGGACAAAGGACCGGATGCGGTTGGCCGTGCGCCGGTTGAGGTAGCGCGGGCTCCTCTTCGTCACCATCTTCCCGGCGACTGAGTTCGGGAGGTTCTTGGCGATGCTGTCGATCCACTGATGACCGAGGTAGAAAGCCATGTTCTGGTACCAGATCCGCTCCTTCACCTGGCGAGCGGTTTTGCACCGGCTGAACTCGCTCTGAACCCAGGTGACCAGCTTCTTGCCTTCCTCAGTCATCCGGAAGGCTCGAAGCTCGTCGAGGCTCATCATCCCATCAGGGAGGACGGTCGGGTTGTTAGAGGGCGCGTCCTGCGGCACCAGGGAAGATGTCGTCGAGGAACTCTCGGTCATCGTCATTCATCTGCTCCTCGATACCGTCACGCTCGCCTTCGCGCTCGTGAATCCGGCTGATCTCTCCCTCGTCCGAGGGGTCATAGTGTGAAGTGTACTGGTCCTGAAGATTCATCGCCTGCACAGCCTGGAAGGCGATGGGGTCTTTGACTGAAAGAAGCGCGACAGCTTTGTCTAGCGCTGCGATCTCCTTCAGCCGTGAGTCACGCTGATACGTCGCCTGATTCTTCAGAGCGCGGAGAAACCACCACGCCATCAGACACAGGAGCAACGACATCCAGATACCTACGAAGATCACTAGCAACAGCGGCGAGGTTTCCACCGATGGCCTCCCTTGTTCCATCCAGGAACCCCCGTGCGTACTCCTGGCTCTGATCGGGTCGGTCGGTCTCGAAGAGATCGGCCAAGGCGAGCACGGTCGCCTTCGACAGATAGATGTGACCGATGATGCGACCGAACTGATCGGTGGCCTTGACCCCTGTGTCCACGAAAGGACCAACAGCAGAGCCGGTGAGGAAGTCGACAGCCGGTTGGTTTTCCGGAGCGTTCGTGACCTGTGGGTTCATGCGAAGTATTCTTCCTCGTAGTCGTAGATTTCCTGGTCCTGCCAGGAATCCTCAGATACTACCTCATCCTGGGCCTGGATCATATTCATGATCGTTGCGAAGTCGGTGTGAAGAGGTAGTTCTTTGGTCGGGCCGGTGGGCTCAGGAGCGAGATCCGGCATGATCGAGCCGAGGTAGCGGATGCTGTCGAAGGCGTGGTCGTCCTTCTTGTGGATCTGCTCCTGGCGGTTCAGTTCGTACTGCTTCTTCTGGCTCTCGTAGGCCTGCCACCGGAGACGCTTCAGTTCGCGGATGAGGTTATGGCAGTTCGGGGCAACGACCCACCGAGGACGGTTCGGACCCCAAGGGCCGTCTTCGAGCACACGGAAATACTGCTGAAGCTTCTCGACCCCGATCATCACGTCACGAGGAACTTCGGTGCCAATGTGAATGCCGTACCGGCCGTACTCCATGATGACCGAGGTGCCGGTGTTCATCTGGCGCTGATTGCCCGCGGGGTCGCCTATCCGGACTTGGGGCTTCCACTTCCAGTCGGCCTCTCGGGCGAGCACGATCTTCGCGTGTTCTGGGGTAGTCATATCGCCGGAGTAGTGCTCTGCGAAGGTGATGATCCGACCGTCAGAGTGAGCAGCCGTCCACAGCCAGGCTGTCGGGTTGTTGATCCCGAAGTCGACAGAGGAGTAGAGCGTCCAGTCTCGGCTCGGGAAGAAGTCCAGGACGTGCGTCGCCGGGGCGAAGTTCGGGAAGACGAGACCGGAGCGGGCGACGAAAGCACCCTCCTCACGAATGGCTCGCTCCTCCTCGCTCATCGCGACGTAGAACTTGCCTCGCGTGGCGACATCGGACTGGAGGTAGGGGTTATCGCTCTGTCGAAGCTGGAAGGTCTTCACCTCCTGGAGTGTGCCCGCCTGGCTGGGCTCCCAGAGGAGGTCGAAGGTCCAGCCGATGCCCTGAACTGGAGTAGCCGACATGATCCACCGGCCGTCGTAGTCGACGAGACGGAGCATGTTCTCGTTGAAGACCGCCTGCGGCGGCTCCTCGTCGAATGCGACGAAGTGGAGCGGCACACCACCATGCTTGTCGAGGTCCATCGCGTGCGTCAGGAACTCGATAGTCGATCCGTTCGCCAGCGTCAGCGTCAGGGTGCGGTTGTCCCAGGAGTCCTCCCACGAACCATTCACGAGGTCAGACTTGGCGAGCCAGCGCTTCAGCTTCGGCAGGATGATCTTCTCGACACCCTTCACGATGTCGACGACGACGAAACGGCACTGGATCGGTCCTGAGCCCCAGCCGACAGGGCGTTCAAGGAACGGGTGGGTGTCAGTAGCCCACCAGATCACCTCGACCACGGCGGAGTCGGTCTTACCTGACCGGTTGGCTCCAGCGACGTAGCGCCCGAAGGCGTCACAGCGATGGAAGTCCTCCTGCTTGGGGTAGGGCTTGTAGGTGTGGCGGTTTCCTCGTGCCACGGACGACGCAAGCTCGTCGCGAGCCAGCGTGAGAAGGCTCCCGACATCGAGGTCTTGCTTGCGAGGGGTCATGGGGTAGAGGAATCAGAGGCACCGAGAGCCACGAGAATCTGGTTGATCGACAGACGCCAGGCGTCCGAGTTCCGGGACCCCGTGATCGTCATGCCCTGGAGAAGCGGGATGCTGTCGCCGCCCTTGTGGTTGTGGTTGCCCGAAGCGGCCTGGAACTCGCCAGGACCCAGTGTGTGGTGGAGCGCTTCCTTCCGCGAGTTCGTGTCCGCGTTCGTGTGGAACCTCTCCACCTCCTCAGCAGTCTCGAACTGCGAGGTGGACTCCCTGCTCTCCTTGTCGGCCATTATCCCTCCAGGGCGTCTTCAGCGATGGCGACAATTGCCTCCAGCGCCTTCCGGTGGTTGTCGGGCTCAGGCTCTACCACAACAGGGGGCTCGCCGGTTGCCGGGTCGAGGAGACCGTTCGCGAACTTGTCGGCGTACTCGCGCACCAGGCCAGGCTGGATGTTCGAGCACGAAGTCGCCCGGAACTCCTTGTCGAGACGGATCGGCTCGTCCTTCAGGTGCGGGTTCAGCTTCTCGACGATGTAGACGAGGTAGCCCAGCGTCTTGTAGCCGAGTTCACGTCCCTCGTCAACCGTCATGATCGGATCGTTCTCCGACTTCCAGCCGAAGGGGTTCCGCTGCCCTGTCGTGAGCGCGATCTGATCCAGCGGCATGCAGAGCGTGATCCGACCGGGAGACGTGACGTAGTTGGTCCCCTTGCTGTCCGTTCCGTTGAGGTGGTCGACGTTGCCGTCGTGAGTACCTGCGTTGCGAGGCTCTCCCCACCAGTGCGCGTGGTGCTCGATGGGCTCATAGATCTTGCCGTAGTAGGCCTCCATGTTGCCGTTCCACGACGACGGACCCGACCAATTCAGCCACTGCTCATCGAACTCCTCTTCGTACCGAATCCACGAGGGGAAGTCGGCCGCGGTCGGAGTGATGAGATTCGGCGTGTGACCTCCCGGAACCGGATCGACAGGATCGGGAGCCGGGACCTTTGTCCAAGTCTTCTTGGCGTTGAGGAACTCCTGAAGCGCCCGGATCGTAGCAGGACCCATGTCGCCGTCCTGAGCAGTACCGACGTTGAACTGGATGCCCTTGACGGTGACCGGACCCAGCTGACCATCGACCGGAACGCCGACAGCTGCCTGGATCTTGCGGGTGGTGTCAGGACCCCACTCGCCATCGACCGCCGCACCGACAGACTCCTGGAGGCGTCGGATCGTCGCGGCTCCCAGCTGGCCATCGACCACGAGAGGAGCGTTCTGGTCGACATGGGGCTGAAGGGTGCCGCCCGAGTTCAGGTGACGCTGGAGAGCCTTGACCGTCTCCGGTCCCAGCTGCCCGTCGACCGCTGCCCCGACGCGGGCCTGGAGAGCGGAGATCGTCTGCGGACCAATCTCACCGTCCTGAGCCACACCAAGTCGAGCCTGGAGAGCCTTGATGGTAACGGGGCCGAGAGCACCGTCCTGGCTGACGCCGAGCACAGCCTGGAGCTTGGTGGTAGTCGCCGCGCCCCAGTTGCCGTCGACAACGAGAGTGCCATCCGGGTTCGTGCCGGTGGCACCGCCACCGAGAGATCCGATGTACTCGATATGCCACGGCTCGATCTGGCTGAAGGTGTAGCCAGCAGGGTCGAAGCCGAATCGAGGAGCGTTGGCTCGAAGCCAGTTGGCTCGCGGTGTGCCGTTGCGGGTGACGCCAGGGTCACCGCCAGAGTCGCGCACATCGAGCGCGCGAGGGCCGCGGGGGCCGCCCTCCTCGTGGTTCGACGTTCCGGGGTACGCGGCGAGGTTGCCGGTGCCGTTCTTGTAGGCGTTCCAGAGCGCCCACTGCTCGGCGTTCGTGCGGGTCCCTGACGAGACCAGGAGATCGAGACCCCAGACCCGCTTGAATTCGGCTCGGAGAGCCTCGAATGCGCGAGCTACAGAGGACTCAACTCGCTGACCGTTGATGGTTGTGTACGTGAATGCCATGAGATAGTCCTTACGCCAGTCCGTAGAAAGAGATCTCTCCGCTATACGGGGAGCCTGCTCCCATTGTGATCTGAAGTCCGGTCAGCTGATCGGAGGAGTTCAGGTTGGAAGTAAGTGTGCCTACTCCAGTAGTCCCTCCAAGGACGGTCCAGTCAGAGATGGTGTAGGTCTGAACCGCTGCGTTGGGAGAAAACCATCGTGTATGAGATACGCCGATTGTGCCCCAGTAGGGAGTGAGAATGCTTCCGAAATCAGTCATCCCGGTCGCCTGGCTATCAGCCCTAGCTCCTGCAATCAGGAACTGCTGCGCGCGGGAGTGCGTACCAGAAGTAACAGGCGTCGTACCTACCAAACCTCGAACAGGGCAGTCAACGTTTGCGTTTTTCGCTGTCCAGATTGCCCTGGTCTCGTAGTTACGGAACCGTGAAGAGAAGATCCCCAGAATCTGAACCACCGTACCCGGCGCAACGTTGGTGAAAACCACAGAACCGTTTGCTCCGATTGTGACTCCGGCTCCTGTCACAGAAGCAGGCCGGATAAGGTACATCCCACCTTCGTTGGTGACCCAAAGCCCGCCGAGACGACGCCACAGAGTCTTGCTTCCGTCAGACTCCTGGTAGGTGTCACCATCCTTCGGATCAACAGGGATGGTACCGATGTCAGCGGCAGGGCCATACCACTGCCGGTTCTGATTGTCCACATCACCGATGGCGGTGTCGATCTTCCGGAAGTTCTCGTTGAGCGGATCGATGTCGGCCGTCTCATCTGGCAGGATCAGACCTGTTGACCCCCCGCCAGGGAGATAGAGGTTGAGGTTCGGGGTGCTACCAGCCATCAGCCGATCTCCTTCAGAGCGTGTTGGACCCTCGTCGCCCTCATGATACCGTCCAACTCCCCGAGAATCGCCTCGCGTACATCCTTGGGTGCGTGCTTCTCGATGGCCTCCACCAGAGTCAGCACGATCTGCCGTGCATTCTGCACTTCGACAGCATCCGGATCGAAGCGACCGGACATCTTCAGAGCAAACTCAATAGAGCGCTGGTTCCCGGACTCGACATTGGTGGCGAGCCCGACGATGGCGGCAGGAACGATGTCCTCCAGAACCCTCTCCGTGCGCTCTCGGTACATCCGGGAGAAGAGCGGCTGTCGCATCCAGTTCTGGAAGGTGGCGTAGGAGACCCCGAGATCCTTCAGCTTCGCTGTCGTGGATCGGGCATCACCAGGATTGGTCAGGATCGCGAGAGCGGTTGCCTGCTTCTCCGACAAGCCTGCTCCGCCCGCAAAGCTGATGCCACGTCGTTCGAGGGCCTCCTTGAACTCGACGGTGGCGAAGATGGTCTGGAACAGCTTCAGTGGGATAGTTGGCCAGAGCGTCCGAGCCTGACTCGGGGTGGGAATCTGCCCTCTGTCGTTCCAGTACACGTCGACCGCCGCCAGAACGTGCCGGAAGTGCATCGGTGAGATGTCCTCCGGCACCTTCTGGCGGGCTACCCGACCATCGGGATTGAGTACGACTACTTCCGAGCCTTCGACCTCGAATGCCCTCTGCGGGGCTCCGTCAAGTTCCATATCACCCCAAACGCGAGTGAGAACAAGATACCCCACGAACCGAGGTCGAACATCAGCGCATCAGGCATCAGCGCTTCCGGCCCTTGTCCTTGAAGTAGCGGGTCTGAGCCTGATCGAACCGCTGGGTGAACTCGACACCCTCGATCTCCTCGAAAGCGTTCCGGATCGGGGACGGCATCTCGGCCTGGTGCATGTACTTCTTCACCATGATGTCCCGGACCCGGAGCAGCTTCGCCGTCTTGGCGATGGAGCCGACAGTCCGCACGAGGCGGGCCATCGGAGATCCAATCCCCGGTCGGAGATCCGGCAGGTTCGTGCGGTGCCGCTGGTTGAGACGCCAGAAGAACCAGGCCTCGTCGATGTCTCCGAAGCCGTACTTGTTCTCCAGCGCTGCGAAGAGGTTGATCCCGGAACTCTCGGCCTCTCGGTAGAGAGCCGACTCCAGCATGTCGCCCACACCCTCCTTCCGGCCCTGGGCCACGAGGAGAAGGTGGTTCTCTCCGAAGCCATAGGACTTGGTGAAGGCGGAGCGAGTGACGCCATACTGCCGGAGCAGGAAGTCGACGGGGTTCTCGTTGGGGTAGTCGTCACGGATGTCGTTCGTGCCGACAGGGGAGAGAGCGGTCATGCCTCCACCTCCTGGTAGAACTCGTGGTATGCCTCGGCTGTGGTCGAGATGAAGTCGACCGAGACCGGATCGAAGAGGATGAACTCGCCGTACTCGACGACATCCATGCTCTGGCCCTTCGCAATGGGCAGGTACAGCCGACCGCTCACCGGATCGCGGACGATCTGGCTGAACGGGCTGTTGTCCTGCACCCACTGCCGGATCGCCTCGGCCTCAGCCTCGGTGTACTCGACAGCCTGGAGAGTGCGAGGGATCAGCTGTACCTCACGAAGCTCCATCGCCGCCGCCCTTCAGGAACGTGAGATAGGCCTCCGCCGTCTCCAGCGTGTTCGACGGACTGACCGTCGCGTTCTGGACCGACAGCACGAGGGCCTGTTCGCGGAGCCGACGATCTTCGTAGTCGAACCACTGAGTGCTGACTCCCGCTTCTCCTTGCCCATCGGACTGCTCGAAGGCAGGCTTGGCCGCATCGTCGAGCCGGTTCTGGGTGTCCTTGGCCCACTCCCGCATCTCAGGCTGTCGGAGCACCGCATCCACCACGTCGGTCGGTGCGTAGTCCAGATCGTGCTCCTTCAGGAGCCGGGTTGCAGCCGCTTCGAGTGCCGCGTAGATTCCGTTGCTGGTGTCATAGATCATTCTGTGTCGCCCCCTGCGATCAGCGGCGCTTGCCGCGCTCTTCGCCCAGCCGCTTCTCGGCCAGGTCGTCCAACTCATCGAAGGCCCGACGAACCTCGTCGACCTTCTCTGCCAGGACCACAATCGGCTCGACGCCGATCATGCCCACCTGCCAGATCTTCACGACAGGCCGTCCCCGAAGATCCTCGACAGAGACGATCACGTCATCCGTCACGACCGAGATCGGCTCCGGCCGACCCGTCTCGTCGTTGAGGTCGATGGAGGTCAACTTCTGCACGCTCTTCGTGTTGCTCTTCGGGCTCTTGCCCTTCAGCGGCTCCACGTACTCCGGAACCACGTCGTTCTCCGTGCCCGGAGCCACCTGAAGCTCGGTCGGATTGACAACGACCTGGCTGGCCGGATCTGCCTTCTCCTCCAGCTGCCGCTTCGCGTCCTTGTCGGCATCCTCCTTGCTCATGGTGTTGGGGTTCCCCTTCGGCTCGGACTGGGCCTTGCGGTTGGGGTTCTTCGGAGCGGACGAGACCGGAGCATCCGGGTTGGAGGCGGTCTCCTTGTCGTCCTTCGCGGGCGTCTGGTGCGGACCCGACAGATCCTCCGGGTCAACAGCCCCCGGAATGTCCGTCTCCGGCTTCTTGGTCGAGACCGAGGTCTTCGGCCCCGGCTTCGTCGTCTTTCGTGCGGTGGTCATGGTGTCTCCTCTGGTCGGTGTGAGGTAGTTGGCAGACTACGCCGACTTCTTGGAGGATGCAACCTCATGAGACGTAAGCGGGAGTTCCCAGTCACCCAGGTCCTCGAAGGCACGAGCAGAGAAGTACCCGTTCTGGAGGAACCAGTCGACGATCTGCTCGGCCACCGGGACAGAAATGCGGTTGCTGTGAGCGCGAAGTTCCTCGATGAGGGCCTGCCGAGTGGTGACGATGACGCGAGCGTGCCTGTTAGCGGTATCAGTTTGGTTGATCTGAGACATGAGGTAGTCCTTTCAGGATGGGGTAGTACGGAGTGTATGGGGTAGTGAGGGGTGTGTCAAGTCCGCTCCACTCCAGGGGTATCAAATGGACGAAACTCAATCCGGAACAAGATGCCGGAGACTATCTCATGTAGGGGGAGATACCCCCGGACCTGGGAGGTCCATCATGTTCAAGTCAGCACAGACACTCGGCATCAACCCCGCCATCATGGCCGGGATGGTGATGAAGGATGACGTGATCACGGTCGGTCATCGCGATCACCTCGAAGTGGTCGATGTGGTCAAGCGTGGCAAGTATCGCGAGATCCAGGCCAAGTGCTTCGAGGGTGAGGTGTGGACGGGGCGCACGGTGTCGCGCACCTTCCACGAGGAGTTCGTCGTCTACCTGCTCGGCACGTACCGGAAGGACGCCTGATCATGACTACCGTCATCCCTGAAGGCCTGACCTTCGACGAGTACCACCCGTCAATGGCTCCCATCTTCGAGAGCATCGCGCGGCGCGCGGTGTCGGATGGAAGGTCCTACGAATACAACGAGATGGCATCTCGGCTCGGGTTCCCTGACCTCGACGCTCTGTCGATCTCGGCCGAGAAGCGCTACACATGGGAGGTCGAAGTCGAAGTCACTCGCACGGTGACTGTCTCCGTCAGCGCTACCGGCACGTCCGAAGAAGAGGCGTGGGAAGCTATCAACGAATCAGATGTCGAAGAGGCACTGGACAGCGATGGCATCGAATACGACTCCACGGACCCGAACTGGGGCAGCTACAGCCTCTACGACGAAGAAGAGATCTGATCATCTCGGGCTCGGGCGCTTCGGCGTCCGGGCTCGGATGGAGCTAGGGATCAAATGGACGAATGCCCTGCCCCTACCTCACCCCGTAAGTTCAATCTTGGGCGGCTTGCCCACACACAACGATCTGGGAGGATCACATGACAATCACCGAAGCAGAATTCGTCTACCTTCAGGCGAACTCCACTCGTCTGCCGCGCGATATTCGCGAGCACGTCGAAGATGGACGCGGAGTCGACAACCTCAACAACCACGGCGGATGCAGTGCAGATGCGCGTCGCTGGCTCGACGCCAACCCCATGCCCACGGAAGAGAGCATCACCCGTATCTCGCAGCTGCGAGTCGGAGATGTGGTGCGACTCACCGGCATGTCGTGGGGTGCGGCCTACGCGGACACGGAAGCCACCGTGACGCGCATCGAGCGCAACCGGGCACACCTCACGGGAACGTTCGTCATCGAGGACCAGGAATCGCCATTCAGCGAATCGTGGCCTTGGACGTTCGTTCGCCACGCCGAACCCACGCCCGAGACGGGTGGAGAATCGCCGGAGGTGCCCGAGGGACTCGTGTTCACCGAGTACCACCCCGCTCTCCTGCCGCTCTTCACGAAGGCCGCTCTTGCGGCCGACGAGGCAGGCTACTGCTCCGAGTACGACGCCATCGCGTCCGAGATCGGTGCGCCGAGTCGCGACGAGATCAAGCAGCTGGCCGGTAAGGAGTTCACCATCTCCTTCCCCATGACGGTCAACGTCACCACGACCGTCAAGGGCCTCAACCAGGATGACGCGCAACGGCGGTTCCGACAGACCATCGACTACCCTGCCATCCGCGCCATGATCGAGACCGCGATCACCGGCAACCGCTACGGCGACCCCATCCAGCGCAACACCAGCGGGTACGAAGCCCAGTACCAGAGCAACTGGACTGTCACCGAGTCCCCGACCCCCTGACCTCCCAGGGCTGGGCGGCTCCCCGAAAGGGGAGTCGTCCGGTCGGGTCACCGGGGGATCAAATGGACGAACTGCCTCCCACTACCTCATGCCCGTAGATTCATCCTTGTCAGCCCCGCACTACCTCACCGGAATAAGTCGGTGGATTTGGTGGGGCACCCATGCACATCACGTCATAAGCGCTGAGAGAGCGCACGACCCTGGAAGGACCGCACACCATGCTTCCCCGTATCAAGCACATCCGACCGAACTTCACTCAGCTGATCTCCGATGAAGGCACTCTCTACTTCTCCTACGAGACGCTTATCGCCTTCGAGGTGGACGGCACTCTCACGATCCGCAAGAACGACTGGGGTCCCACCACCGGCAGGCACCTCAACGAGATCAACCCTGACAAGTCGATCCGTGTGGACAGGGACACCTTCAGAGAGCGCTGGTCGCTCATCTTCTCCTGATCCACTCCTTGGTTCCGACTCCCCGCCTGGGCCGAAGGCCCTAAGGCGGGGGGGAGGCTCACCTCACCACTCGCTCCACACATGGCTGTGGTGGGTAGTCATTTACATTGACCCCCACCACTACGCCTCCGTCGAGGCTAGTGGGGGGGGTAGAGTCCTGTCAAGTGAAAGCATATTTGACACGATGTCAAACACCTCGCTTTACACTGGAAACACTGACAACTCACCCCAAAAGAATCACATAGCGAAGCACTTGTTTAACAGCATGTCAAACGCTATGTTTAACAGCATGTCAAACACGATTGGAGCACGAATGGAACTTCACTGGCAGGACCCTCCAGCCCCTCAGCCACGTAACCCGCGACGACCGGTGAACCGGAACTGGAACTCCATCATCGAGACGCTGCGAGCCAACCCTGGGCGATGGGCACTCATCGAGCAAGGTGCGACTCTCGGTGCTGTGCAGAGCATCCAGAACACCGTCAATCGACGCAACGAGGGAGACCTCGAACTCATCACCCGCCGCAACCCCTCAGGTGTCGGACTCGACGCCTACCTGAGATCAAACCCCTGACACGAAAGGACGGACAACCCGAATGTCTGACCAACTGATCCTCCTGCACACTCAGATGCGGGTCGTCGAACGCGACGAACTGCACAGCCTGATCGGTGAAGCGATGAACCTGCCATGGTGGCAGTCATGGGCACCCAACTCCTCGCTCACCGGCGTCTACATCACGGGCTGGGACCCGAACGAAGACGAGGGTGTGATGCAGGAGAAGCAGATCACCTACGCCGCGCTCCTGTCGGCCGTGTCCACTGCCCGCGAGAAGGGCCTCATCTCCGATGAGGCCTGGCGAGACATGATCGGCGGGGACGAGCCCAACCTCGGATACACCGACGCCTACGAAGCCGACTGCATATTGCAACTCGCCGTCTACGGTGAGATCGTATTCGGATAGCCCACTACCTCACTTCAACGAATGGAGAAATCATGACCGCTGGACTGTTCCGACAGCTGACCCGAGAGAGCGTCAGCGAAGCCATCGACAAGGCCGTAGCCGAGCGAGGAGAGGACTGGACCTACCCCGGCATGGGTAGAGACGACTGGGATGAGCGAGACGAGGAGAAGGACGAGTGGCTGCTCATCTCCGAGGGGTGCCGCTACTTCGGCACTGACGGCAAGACGCCTCGCTGCATCATCGGCTATGTTCTCACCGAACACGGCCTCGACCTCGACACACTGAGAGGACTTACTGGAGGCCAAGTTGAAGGCGTCGGTATTGATGGGGTGCTCCGAATGGCACCAATCCTCACCGACGACAGGGCACTCAAAGATGCTCTTCAGCGTGCTCAAAGCGCTCAGGACATAGGCAAGACATGGAGCGAGGCGCGTGCCACCTTCCAGAGGTTCGTCAATGGCTGAGCGCCGTCTCTCAACACCCGTCCGCATCGGATGGACAATCGTCACCATCATCGGAGTAGGGCTCTGCCTCTACTACCTCATCAACTGAAAGGATCACACCATGGCAACGCCCAAGATCACCTCGGAGCCCGGAACCCCAGAATTCATCTTCGAGGCCCTCAGCCTCATGACCGAGGAAGGGCAGCTTCAGAGCGACACAGAAGACGAAGTTCAGCAGATCCTGCGTCTTGTCATCATCGGAGGAGACCAAGACGCTCTCAGCAAGGCAGTCGACCTCATGACTGTCGGCATCCACTACGTGAAAGGCTACCTCACATGAGCGCCCGAGAAGATGCCCGCGCCGCACTGGACCTACAGGAAAAGATTGAGGCCTGGGAGCCAGGCCGGTTGGAACAGACGAAGAAATTGGCAGGTAACTCTAGGCGTCTAGCTCGCGCCCTCCGCGCCCTGCTCGATGAGCCGGTCCCCGCCGTCGAACGCGAAGCATCGCGTGCCCTGGAGTACAAGCTGGCACGTCATCGCGTTGGACCAGGCCGCGCGAACGTCCGATCTGCCGAGGATGTCGCTCTGGCGGCTGCAATAACCGCTGGCTTCCGCCGACAGGGGCCGATCACCGACGCGATGGTGGAAGCTGCCGCCGAAGCCTTCGGTGGAATCACCTCCGCCAAGTGGGAAGACGCCTCTGATTGGGAACGGGAAGAAGTTCGCGACGGCATGCTCCGTGCTCTCGAAGCTGCGGAGGCGGCGAGATGAACAGGAGAGCGAGGGACCAGATCATGATGCACTACGGGCCGGAGCATGTCCGATACCAGGACAAGCTCGACGAACTGCTCGAAGACATCCGCGACCAGAAGGAGGACCGTGAGAATCAGAACGAACTTGCTCAGCAGGGCTGACATCATCGGCATGGTGCTCGAAGAGCAGGCGAAGGATCGACTCGATCTCTCGCTCGTAGCCCGAGTGGAAGAGAAGGCCAGCCGAACCCACGCACGCGGCCTGGAGATCACCTTCGAGCCCGACCTCGTGATGGCCGAGAAGGCACGCCTCATCGGCAGCATCAAACACGAGGACCCAGGGGTGGTGTTCGATCACCTGTAGATGTGATACATTTCATCCAAAGCACTAACCCACAACCACCTCACACCGAAGGAGTAACCCAAATGCCCGAGAACCCCGAAGACTTCACCGAAGAACTCCAGAACATGCTCCGCGAACTCCAGGCCGAGGCGATGGAAGCCATGGCCGAGGCCGAGCGACAGAAGATCCGCGATGAGGTCAAGGATCGCATTGACGGCCGAACTCCCGACGAGATCGCAGAGGAGGCCCTCTTCGAGGCTCTCGTCTCTCAGCGGGCCATCCAGTCCCTCGTCGAGGCGTTCAACGACATGCGCAAGGCCAACAAGGAGTACGCCGACTACCTGCACAGCCACATCCACTCGCATGACAGGCTCACTGCGCTGAAGATGCTCGTGGTCGTGGCCGAGATCGTCGCTCGTCTCACGGGCGAGAAGGAGGTCACCTACGAGGAAATCCAGACCTTCCTGGAGGCGACCATCAGTGACGAGGACGAGACGACCATCACCACCGAACAGGAGCCCATCCTCATCGCGGATGCACTCGTGGACTTCTTCCGTGAGCGTCGAGAAGGCACCAGCCGCTTCCAGGCGTAGCACGGAAACAGAGGGGAGGGGGCTCGCACCCTCCTCCCCTCGCCAAGAAGGGTAGACAATGACATCCGTACACCTCAGCGAGGGCGAGAGCCGAGTGCAGTCCGCACTGAAGGAGCACCCCGGCTCGACTGTTGCCGAACTGGAAGGCCTGGCCAAGGCCAGCCGACCTACGGTTCGCAACGCCCTCGTCAAGATCGAAGCTCGCGGTAACCTTCTGTCGACCCGAGAGTGGCCACGTCGCTACTCCTACGTCGCTATCCCACAGGCCACGCCTGAGGAGTCCGAACCCCGGTACCTCATCCAGCCCGACAACGTGAAACCTCACCTCATCGGTCGAACCTGGGCCGGGAGCCGCGAGAAGATCATCAAGGCCATCGAGGGGATCGACCTGTCTCGAATGGACAAAGCTCAGGTCGAGAAGGCCTTCGAGGCTGTCACCAAAGCCACCAGCGGCATCTACGCCGCTCTCCGACAGATCGAGGATGGCCCGGAGTGGCGACAGGAAGCAGGAGTGAAATGACCACCTCGATCAGACCCGAGGACCGCATGACGATGAGCGGATTCTGTGCTCACCCCAGCACCGGACTGTTCAGCAGTCACGAGTTCTGTCAGGCTATGCAGTCCTCGAACACCCGCAAATGCACATGCCCATGCCACCAGAAAAAGGAGAAGAAGTGAAGCACAACCCGTTCCCCGGCCAGACGCTCCGCATGGTCGAGAGCTTCGATGAGTACGGAGAGACCGAAGACAGCCGGAAGATCGTCGAGTCTGTCGAGGAGGCCACTGTCGTCACATCCGAGACCGAATCTCCGACACTGAAGAACGACTTTCAGCCGAAGCATAAGCCGGTACTCGACATCGATCTCCCTGTAAAGGTCGTCGAATCATCGACACCGGGGCATCACCATCTCTTCATCGACAAAGAGATGCCGTGGTCTGACTATGCGAAGCTCCTCGCTGTGCTGGCTGAGGTCGGCATCATCGAAGAGGGATACCTCGGAGCGGCTCTGATGCGTGAGCACACCGCTGTTCGACTCCAGGGGGTGACGAAGTGAGCCACGGCCGAGAGCGGCACCACAAGAACTGCCCCTACTGCGACGAGCCAATGGAGTACTACCCCGGTATGGCTGACGACCGAGACGATGCTCCGATGTCCGGTCCTGAGCCGAACATCTTCTCCTGCCCTGAGTGCGGACACGAGGAGGAAGCCTGATGCCTGAGCCGACGTATGACTACCCCATCGCCCTCGAAGACGGGCAGAAGTACCAGCCCATCGTATGCAACCTCTGCTCTGCCTTCATCGAGAGCGAAGAGACGCACACTGCCTGGCATGACGACCTCGACAAGCGCATCCGTCTCGCTGGTGTAGGCACCACACCCGTTCCGTTCTTCAGAGGAGTTGTCCGAGAATGAGTCTGACCGACCTCGCTGATCGCGTGGCTGAGCATGTCGCAGAGGAGGCTGACCTCCGCACGCGGCTGGAGAGCCAGTTCCGCATGTCAGCACATGGCAGGGCGTGGTTCGACGGGATCTTCCCTCACCAGTGGCAGGGTTCCTGCTTCGGTGCTGTCGCAGAGCGATGGGTTCTCACCGACGAGCCCGGTGCAGGGAAGACCCGGCAGGCAGTGGCATGGTGGGACCTCATCGGCTCCAAGAAGATTATTGTGGTGTGCGAGCCGAACCTGGCGAATCAGTTCGCTGGCGAGATCATGGACCTGGCCGAGCACCGTACCATCGTGAACCTCACGAAGAAGGACGCGAAGACCCGGAAGTCGATGCTCTCTGCTCTCCTCCGTATGGATGAGGCCGTGGCGATCATCAACTACGAGATGTTCCGACGTGACTCCGATAGCCTCGGCCGGATGCTCCTCTGGCAGGCTGACACCGTGGTCGTGGACGAGGCCCACAACCTGAAGAACGTGAAGACGAGCAACTTCAAGCACGTCGCGAAGATCATCCTGGCCGACAACACCTGCCCGGTCTGCGGCGAACTCATCTACGGGTTCACTCGCCCGTGCGGAGGGTGCGGATGGAAGAAGGATGCCAGCACTCCGAAGCCGAAGAGCCTCGAAGAACTCCTGTCGACCAAGAGCGTCAGGCGCACCCTGCTGATGACCGGCACGCCGCTGCTCAACACGCCCCTCGACCTCTACTCTCTCCTCTACCTCACGGACCCCTTCACGTTCTCCAGCATGGCCTGGTTCAAGAAGCGGTTCCTCCAGATGAACTACGCCGTGAAGAAGTACGACTTCCTTCACAACGGGGTCGATCTCCTGAAGCCGTACATCGAGGACCGCTACATCGGACGCACCCTGGAGGAGGTGGGCGTCTACCTGCCGAAGCAGAGGGTCCACATCGAGCGTGTCGACCTCGACCCTGAGCGCTACCCGCTCCAGGCCCGCACGGTGAAGCAACTCAGCGATTTCTACCAGATCAAGCTCTCGACCGGCGAGACGATGACTCTGATGCACCTCATCTCGGTCATCCTCCGCAAGCGACAGGCAATGGTCTGGCCTGGCGGCATCCAGATCGTCGACCAGGACAAGGAGAGCCCGACCTACGGTGAGGTGCTGTTCTCTGTCGGCAAGGAGGTGCGAGAGTCGTGCATCATGGATGCCGCTCAGGAGCGCATCCTCGAACTCCATGCAGAGGGACGCCGACAGATCGTCTTCAGCCAGTTCACGACCGCTCTGCGGGAGTTCGGTGAGCGGCTGGAGAAGGCAGGCCTGCGGGTCTGTCACTTCGACGGACGTGCCACGGAGGAGGAGAAGGACGCCATTCGGGCGAACTTCCTCGCCTCGGGCGGCGAGAAGGCGAAGTGGGATGTCGTGCTCGTCCACTACCGCTCGGGCGGTTCGGGCCTGAACCTCACAGCTGCGACGGCGACTCACATTCTCGACGAGGAGTGGAATGCCGGGAAGCGGAACCAGGCATACAAGCGCAACAACCGCATCGGTCAGGAGCACGAGAGCGATGTCTATGTCTACCGCGTGCCGAATTCGGTATGCACTTGGATGGCCAATCTCATCGACAAGAAGGAGCGCATGATGAACAAGCTCGGACGCACGATGAGCAACGCCGAGATGGTGCAGGACATCCAGCAGGCCCTTCGAGATGGGAGCATCTGATGAAGTTCGTCACCTACGATGCTCGCTACGACATCTTCTGGAGTGACGGGACGGTTATAAGCCCGTGGGAGTACCGCATTCCGGTATGCCTTGCTCGACCGGACAGGTGGTGGGTTGGCTATGAGTGACGTGGCCGATGTGAATGCTGTGCTGAAAAGCAAGGCATGCGGGTCCTGCGGGGCTCAGGGGCTCACCGAGTACGCTGTCATCGAGAGCAAGCGGTACTGCTGGCTCTGCACCTGGGCCGAGTTGGGAATCCTGATATGACCGAGTACGTTGACCGACCTTGCATGGCTTGCGTCGTCGGTCTGTTCGAGGAGTGCCACAACCCGAAGGAGATCGAAGATGCCCCAGGATTCATCATCCCGTGCGCCGTTTGGCTGGGGGTCACAACGGAACCTCAGCGGGAGAAGCAACGTGGGCTCACAGGTCGACCGCTCTCCGATCCAGACGAGATCAGAGATCCAACGTCGACTGGACGCAAGCGAGCCGCCTCGATTCATCCCATCCTGGATGGGATGGTGTGTGACTGGAGCGGTCTACGTCATGCTGGCGGTGGCGTTGTTCCTATCCTTGGCTGCAACGGCAACGTATTGAAGGCCAGCAAGGGCAAGCACGAGGGGAATGTGTGGCAGGGCGACCTCCACCACGGACCCGACAAGAACGTGCTCAACAACACGCCGGGAGTGAACCTCCACGCCATCTGCAACCAGTGTCACAAGCGCTGGCATCGGCTGAATGACCCCTTCTTCCGGGAGCCCCGGCCGTCTGCTGGGACGGTGTGGGTGCCCGAGCACGCCTACTACCTCCATGACCCGATGACCGGGTTTACAGAGGACGAATGGAGGATCGTCGAGGAGTGGTGGGACACCCCTGTCGATGATCGCCCCGACTACCCCTTCGCACCACCAGAGAGCGCACGCTTGATTACTCCGGTGGACACGAGTACACTACCCCACAACCCGTTCACACCTGACGAAAGCACATTGAGATGAGAACTCGGCCTGTCTTGATCCGCAACAAAGAGCACGGAAGCATCTACCGAATCATTCGGACAACGACTGGATGGACCCGAGAGGGCAAGGTAGGACTGTACTGGATCGTTAAAGGACGTAACCCTGATGGCACATGGCACCGATCCACGTCCTGGCTAAGCGTTGACTCCTTCGTCAATGAAGGCCAGTGGGAGATCTACGAGTCATGAGCACCGCTATCTCGCACTCCCGCGTTGAGTCGTACCTCTCGTGCCGACGCAAGGACTGGTACGGCTACCAGTTCCCTACCGACGAAGGCACCGGCATCCGCAAGGTCCAGCACTCCGACAGCCTCGGGCTAGGCACCGCCCTACACCGAATTGCCGCTGCGTTCTATCAGTCGATCATGAACGGCCACGAAAAGGCTGTCGCCCTCTCGACCGCTATCTCGGAGTACGAAACGATCATCGGAGAAGGCTGGGAAGAGGCCGGGGGACGCAAGGCCACACTCGACGAGGTGTGCCGACGTTTCTTCGACAACGAGGTCATCTCCGAGGAGTACGAGATCCTCGCGGTCGAGGAAGAGTTCAACTTGGAAACAGACGAGGGTGAGTTCCCGTTCGTCGTCGACCTCATCGTCCGACACAAGGAGACCGGCCTCGTCTACGTCGTCGATCACAAGACGGCCTTCTACCTCTATGACCAGGAGAAGACGGGGCTGATGCCTCAGATCCCGAAGTACATCGGGGCTCTGCGAGCGCTCGGCTACAACATCACTGCTGGCTTCTACCAGATCGTTCGGACGCAAGCCCTGAAGGGCGAGACGATGAACAAGGCTCAGTTGGTTGAGCACCTGGAGTCTCAGCTGAAGCTGGACGACGAGGGTAACTACAGCCACCATGGAGTCTCCAAGCCTCTGTCGAAGTACACCGTCGCTGTGCTCGACGAGATCGCGGCCGATCACGGCATCACGACAGAGGGTCCGGTCGATCCAAAGAAGGTCTACCAGTGGATTCCGCTGGAGCCCAGCCTGAACCGCGTCATGGAGACCATGCGCGAGCAGTTCGAGGTGGCTGTCGAGCTTCGGGAGAGAGACGAATGGGACCCGACAGAGCAGGATACCCGAGCCTGGCGTGTGTCGAATCAGACCGTCTGCAAGTCGTGCCAGTTCGCACTCATCTGCACCGAGGAGCTTCGAGGCGGCAACGTCGGTCTGGTGCTCCAGGCTGAGTACGAGCCGAAGCCGAAGCGACCGGGCATCGAGGTGTCCGAAGAGATTGACGCCGAGGAGGAAGGATGAGGTACGTCTTCTTGGCCCTCGGCATCGTGACCGGCCTGGCCTTCGCCCGCATCCCGCACTACCTCGATCAGTGGTCTACGCACGGACTTCCGGTTGTCGAATGGAATGGTCCGAAGTATCGTCACTGGCACAACGGAACTGAAGACTTGACACGCTGACCGCTATCCCATAGCCTGTAGTTACATCCGCACAGAAAGCACGCACAATGCCCGCATCACCTCGTAAGATCCGCTCCGCGAACGAGATCTTCCAGCGCATCAGCGCGATGGAGGCTCAGATCACGAGCAAGGACTTCATCTCCCTCCTCTACGGCTCCTATGGCGTCGGCAAGACCCTGCTGGGCCTGGCCATCGCACAGATGCTGAAGGGTGACGGCAAGATCCTCTTCCTCGACTCCAGCGACGGTTTCGTCTCGGCTGAGGAGTTCCCCGGCCTCATGGAAGACGTGGATCGCTACCGGGTCGATGACTACCGCGAACTCGGCGTCATCGGAGAGGCCCTGAAGAACCGGGCTCCTGGCTTCGAGGAGTACACCGTGACGCAGCTGGACGAGGTGTCCTCCTGGTTCACCGACATGCTCCACGCCTGGGTGCGTGAGTCCGAAGGCGTCACCAACGAGGCTCCTCTCCCGGAGATCGAGGGCAAGCACTACGGCCCTCCGACACACGTCTTCACCGAGACCATCGGCCGGTTCCACAAGACCGAGGACATGCACCTGATTCTGGTGAGCCACGAGCAGAGCCGGGGCCGGGAGGGCTCCGAGATCGTCGGTCCTGCTCTGCCTCCTCGATTCCTCCGTGAGGTCAACCAGAAGATGCACCTCGTGACCCGCATCGAGGGCACCATCAAGGGAGGCGAGTACGAGCGGAAGGCTCAGACCCAGCCATCCCGCCGAGTGGTCGCCAAGAGCCGTGTCAGCACTCTCGGCGCTGTCGAGATGGTGGAGGAGATCCCCGAGAAGGTCTATGACTGGATCTACTCAGGCGCTCAGGAGCACGATCTTGCCAAGCCCGAGGAGAAGAACCTCGATCTCCCCGACGACTACATGACCGATGACAGCGAGGAAGCTGTCGAGGTCGCATAGACATGGGGCAGAGAACGCGAAGACACGCCTGACACCAGTCAGTAACTCTGCCCCAGCCGACAACTGAATATCGAGCACATCAATCACACACAGAAATGAGCACATCATGGGACTGTTCGCAGACCTCGGCGTCGACATGGAAAGCCAGGAGGCCACCTCCTTCCAGGACCCGGAACCCGGCTACTACGCCTACGAGATCTCGGCCGCTGCCGTGGTCAACGGCACGTCGAAGGACGAGAGCGTGGTGAAGTTCCGCATCACCTACGCCCTCTTCAACGACGACGGCACCCCTGCCGGATCGAAGGACGAGTGGTGGACCCTCTTCGAGAACTACGACGAGGAGACCGAACTCACGGAGAAGAGCCGTGGCTACCTGAAGGGTCGCCTCCAGGATCTCGGTGTCAGCAAGCCGCTGAACGAGGTCGAGGAGTCGGATCTGGAGGGCCTGCGGGGAACGCTCCGACTGATCCAGAAGGGCGACTACACCAACATCCGCAACGTCAAGGGTGAGGTGACGGAGGCGGCTCCGGCGAAGAAGGCTCCGGCTGCTCGCGGCACAACCGCGAGGCCGAACCCCTTCAAGAAGGGCTGACCCCAAGCAGAAGGGCCGGGGGGTTAACCCGGCCCTTCTGTTCGTGAGTGGCTAGACCCGAGGAGAGACAATGGCCGCTACAGCATTCAGGGTACTCGTGAGGTACTGGAATGTCAACTAACCCTGCCGTCGACGAACTGCTGGAGTTCTTCGACCGGATCTGGGGCGATGCCGAAGGCTACGCCTATCTGCCGGTCAAAGAGAGCACCGGCAGGCTCCGCAAGATGTTTCTCCGCTGGCCGGAGCAGAGAGAGGCCGTGCCGAAGCACGTCCTGAAGCACGCCGCGAATCCCGAGGCCGAGGTCTTCTTCTCCCCGGCACTGTTCAAGAGCATGAAGCCTGAGCAGGACAATGTGCTCGGATCGAACGTGGTCTGGGCCGACTTCGACGGCAACGCTCCGACAGAGTGGACGAGCGAGATCGTTCCTCAGCCGACCATCGAGGTGCAGTCCTCGACCGAGAAGAAGCGGCACGTCTACTGGGTGCTCGACGAGTTCTGCGACGACCGCAAGACCTTGGAGCGCATCAACCGATCCATCGCCTACGCCCTTCAGGCCGACCTGTCGGGGTGGGATGCGAGCCAGTTCCTTCGCCCGCCCTACAGCGTGAACCGGAAGTACGACAAGCCGATCACAGCGAAGGTGCTCGTCGACCGCTTGGAGAACGCCTACGAACTGTCGGCCTTCTCCGAGATCCCGGCACCAGCCGAGACGATCAAGGCCGAACTCGAACTCGGAGAACTGCCCACCATCGACGAGGTGAAGAGCCTCGCGAAGTGGGACAAGGAGATGCTCAGCATCTTCAACAAGACCTACGAGGAGATGGCGGGTCCGAACCACGACCGCTCCGGAGCACTCCAGCGTCTCGCCTACTTCGGTGCCGAGAAGCAGTGGACCGATGAACAGATCATGGCTGTGCTGCTGGATGCAGACGACAGATGGAAGAAGTATTCGGCTCGGGCCAGCCGTGATCGCATCCTGGCCGAACTCATCAACCGAGCCAGAGCCAAACACGGCTACGAGAAGGTCACCTTCGACGGTCTGCTGAAGGGCCTTCAGACCCAGCCGGAGAACGCCGCTGACGATAGCGAGCACATCTACTCTGTCCGGGAACTGGCGGTGCTCCCTGGCATCGAGGACTGGGTGATCGAGGGAATGCTCATCCCCAGCGGACTCGGACTGTTCACAGGCCGCCCAGGTGTCGGCAAGACGCAATGCACGTTTCAGATGGCTGCTGACCTCGCGACCGGCCGAGAGCAGTTCATCGAGTGGGAGCTAGACGGCCAGCCCCGGAAGGTGCTGTTCATGAGCCTGGAGATGGGTGCTCACCAGCTGGGGCACATCATGAAGCCTCTGTCGGAGCGCTACCCCGAGAAGACGCTGGAGCAGAATCTCATCGTCCACGCTCAGGGCAACCCTCTGCCTCTCGATGAAGAGTCGGGCCAGGCCTACTTCGTCTCCCTCCTCGACAGGTTTCAGCCCGAGGTCGTGATGATCGACTCGCTGTCTCTCGCTGCTGCGGGCGACGTGACGAGCGACAAGGAGATGAAGGCGATGTTCGACTTCCTGAAGGTCGCCCGCAACATCTACAACTTCGCCCTCGTCATCGTCCACCACCACCGGAAGAAGGCGAACGACGCCCAGAGCAAGAAGAGGCCCGACGACCAGTCGGACATCTACGGCTCCTACATCGTCAGCCAGGCCATCGACTTCGCTCTAAACCTCGAAGAGATCGGCACCGACTTCGACAACGGGGAGATCACCATGTCAATGCTGAAGAACCGATTCGCTCCTATCCCACAGCCGTTCAAGGTGGCTCGTTCGAGCAAGCTCCACTTCTCGAAGAACACTGTGAACTTCGACACCTCGTCCCTTCTGAGTGGGATCGCCGGAAATGCCTGACATCCTCCAGTGGCTCTACGACCACCCCGACGAGCCCGCCTCTGTCGACACGGAGACGACCGGGCTGAATGTCCATGATGGCAGGGACCACGCCATCGGCGTCAGCATCGCCTGTCGCGCCGGAAGCCTCTATGTGGCCTACCACCACGTCGTGGGCGAGAACGCCGACGAGAGCGTGCGTGACAGGCTGGAGTGGGTGCTTTCTGACGGACGCACGCTCATCTTCGCGAACCGGACCTTCGACGTGCTCGCGCTGGAGAGCATCGGGATCTTCGTCAACGATAGTCCGTTCTACGACGTGTTCACGATGAGCCGTCTGATAGACCCCTCCGACCACGACAAGGAGGTCACCCTCGACGACCTCAGCAAGATGTGGTGCGGCGAAGCGGCGAAGATCACCGACTGGGAGTGGACCGAGTACAACGACAAGGGCCGACCGATCAAGGAGAGCACGCTCGACTGGCAGAAGAAGAACGGCTGGCCGACGACCACCCCCGAGATGATCGACGAATACGCCTGTGTCGACGCTGTGGTGACCTTCGACGTGTGGGAGGCCATCATGGCTCACCCGCACTGGAAGGCGAACCCTCCGAGCGTCTGGGAGCGCAAGCAGAAGACGATGCGGACCTCGCTGGCGCTGCGGCGGAGAGGAGCCCTTCTCGACCTCGATCTCGTGCATAGCGAACTGGAGATCGGGCTGGCTCGGAAGGCCGAACTGCTGGAGACGATGCAGTTCAATCCCAAGAGTCACAAAGACAACATGCGGATCTTCATCGACGAGCTAGGACTACCTCCGATGCAGGTGTCGAAGAAGACTGGGCTGCCTTCATTCAAAAGCACAGTGATGGCTGAGTACGAGCCGATGCTGGAGCGTATGGAGTCGCCGCTGGCCGCTCAGGTGAAGGAGTACCGAGGCTGGGACACGGCAACAGGGCTGCTGCTTCGGCCGTGGTCCGAACTCGTCTCTCCGGATGGAAGATTGCGCACCGAGTTCACCACTCACGTCACAGCGACGGGCAGGCTGTCGAGCCGGAAGCCGAACCTCCAGCAGATCTCGAAGGAGAGCAATGGCAAGCGCTGGAAGGAGAACATCAAGCGGTGCATCATCGCCAAGCCGGGGTACTCCCTGGTCTCGTTCGACTACAGCCAGCTGGAGCTTAGACTCGCGGTCGCCTACGCCGAGGAGCCGACGCTCCAGCAGGTCTTCGAGGAGGGCCGGGACATCTTCACGGAGATGAGTGAAGAGCTTGGGATGAGCCGACAGGACACTAAGACGTTCGTCTACTCGATCCAGTACGGGGCGGGCATCCCTCGCATCATGAACGCTTTTGGGGTCAGCGAGATGCAGGCCCGCAAGATGAAGGCGAACTTCTACCGCACCTACCCCCGGTTCCGAGCCCTCGACGCCTTCTGTCGAGACCAGGCCGCGAAGTACCTCCAGATCCCGCTGTGGTCTGGCCGCATCCGCTATTTCATGTATCCCAGCGAGAACTACAAGGCGATGAACGCTCTGATCCAGGGAGGGGCGGCGGATGTCGTCGAGTGCGTCTGGAACTACGTCATGGACGAGATCGACAACGAAGACTGCCAGATGCTCCTCCAAGTCCACGACGCTCTGGTCTTCGAGATCCGGAATGAGGTAGTAGACCACTACACCCCGCTGATCCTGGCGACGATGGAGGATGTGCAGACGATCACGGGACAGTCGTTCCCCGTCCGGTTCGCTGTCGAGGCTTCCGACTGGGCACTTGCGGCCTAGTTACATCCGTAGTACGCTATCCCACTACTACCTCAACAAGGAGAACCCATGCTGAAGATCACTTCCGACAAACGACCTACCGTCGATCTGAAGACAGCTTCGCTGACGATTTCTGACGAGGACCTCGCTCGAAGCGGCGGAGAGATCATGTACCGCCTGAAGGCTTTTGCTGAGAGCCAGGGCATCCCGAAAGAGGTCAAGGCACGTCAGATGCACAACGAAGACACAGAGGAAACCGAGTACAGGTACGCCTGGTGGGAGATCTCCATTGACTGAAGACGACGAGGTGATGCACGAGGAGATCCTCAGCCTCCGACAGGAGTACGAGAGCACGAAGCAGTCTACAAGCCCAGAACTCCTGCCGGATGCTCTGGTCAGGGCTCTCGCCCTCCGAGAGGATGAGAGGCTCTCCTGGCAGGCCGTCGCAGACCAGATGAATGCTGAGGGTCTCCGGACGGAGCGGGGCAGGCTGTGGTCTCGTGCGAACATCTGGAATCACCTGACCAGGAAGGGCATCTATGCCGAAGGAACAAGCAGGTCCGAGATCATGAGGAACTCCGTGAAGGACAGGCCTCGCGACTATCATGGCCGTTGGACGACAGAGGAGACATCGTGACTACGCTCAGCATCGACCCAGGAGGCACCATCGGGTGGGCTCTCTTCGACGACCGAGGAGGAGAGATCGGCCGAGGGAAGATGGATTTCGAGACCTTCTCTCACTCGATCCACTACAAGCCTCAGTTGAGCTACGACCAGATCCAATTCATGCCGCGAGGCATTGCACGAGCGACGGCGGGGCTCATGATCGATGAGGTAGTTTACGAGTCGTTCTACCAGGACCCCGGTATCAAGCAGGGCGGTTCGACAGGACCGGCCCAGGAGGTCATCGGCGTGGTGAAGTATCTCTGCCTCCAGGCTGGCATCCATCCGACCGCCCAGCGCTCCGCCCTCCTCCCTGTCGCCATGAAACACCACGGCTACGAGCCCCCGGTGACGAAGACCGGCAACCCGAAGCATCTCCCGGACGAGGACTCGGCCTGGCTGCATGGGATGTACTACCTCACCTTCATGGGGAAGATCAAACCGAGGGATGCTACGCTGTAGTCACTCCAGAGGTGGAGAACGGGCAAGGCCCCCGCGAGCATCGCTCCGGGGGCCTATTCCTTTGTGAAGACTCTCCTCGTGAGTCAGCCGTGATACTCCCAGTGCCAGGGTTCAAACTGGGAGAAGTTCTTTCCGGTCCAGACCCAGCCGTAGCGACCGGCATTGGCTTGGAGCCAGCGGTGCTGAGCAGATCCGGCGTTCTGGATCGGGCCACCGAGGTCGACTGCTCGACCGGACTCGTGAACGGACGTTCCAGGAGGGGCTGCGAGGTTTCCCCGACCAGCCTTGTACGCCGCGAAGGCACGAGCCTGCTCCTCATAGGACCGCCCACCGGAGTTGACGATGAGGTCTCCGCCGAACTGCTGTCGGTAGGCCTGGTTCAGAGCCTGGAGGGCGCGTGTCGCTCCGACAGTGAGGCCGTGGGACCCACCTGCCTCGAAGGCTCTGCCTCCTCCGCCGCCTCCATGCTTGTGCGGGGCCGACGTGCCCATCTGGACGTTTCCGTAGGCCTGAGCACGGGCCAGCGACCGCTTCTGGCCGATAGCCTTCAGCCTCAATTGGTGCTGGTTCGAGCTTGAACGCTGAACCATCCCGACGCGATCTGAGATCGTTGGAGCGGCCGAGCGAGTCTGTCCCATACCGGCTTTGCCAGGGCCTCGTGGGGTAGGCAGCGCCACCTGTCCGGAACCGACGCCACCGAGCACGGTGTTGGCGTACTCGGCGGCTTGGTCCCGAGGGTTCAGGAAGTCTCGCTGAGGGATATTGCTCTGAGGGGGGGTGAAGACAGTCATTCGGCAGGCACCTCTCCGCGCTTGCGTTCAAGCTCAGCGTAGTTGATGTAGTTCGGCCGGGACATGTCCTGGATGCCGAGGCCGGTGGCCCAGTTCATGGCCGACAGCCACATGTCCTCGGAGCCGAAGCCTCCCTTGTTGCCCTTCGCGACCTGGAACTGCGGGTCGAGGCCAGGCTTGCCGCTGAAGATCGATCCCAGCGAGCCGGTCACCGAGACGCCCATGATGTCGCTGAGGTAGTTGACTCCAGGGATCGACTCGTCAAGGTAGTCGGAGGCGTCGTTGATGCGAGCGCCGGTACCGAGAGAGCCACCTGCTGCGAGTTCGACAGGGGTTCGGATGAGAGGCGAGGTCATGCCGAGGATGCCCCGGATCGGGTCCGCACCGAGCGTGTTGAACACGTCCATGTGCGTGAGTCCGGGGTTGACCCCGAAGTAGCCTTCCGCGGCGTTGCCGAACTGCGGGCCGAGCGCCTTCTCCGTGAGGAAGGAGGGGAACAGCTGATCCTGAGGGAACGGCTCGGAGATCGAGTCGGGGTTGACCCCGTTCGCCACAGCCAGGTTGTAGCTCGCCTTCGGGAAGGCCATCACACGACCGGGGTGACGGAGCGTCGACTCGAAGATGACAGGGAGGATCTTCGAGAACCACGAGTAGAAGGGGACCACGACGCGGAAATACTTGCTCTCGCGGGGGGTGAGCATCGAGGCGTCGGGGTGGTACTTCTTGACCTCCGCCGCCGCCAGGTCGAAGAGGTTGTCCAGGCTCTTCACGCCAGAGAACTGCTTGCCCGAGAAGACACCGCCCTTGCCGAGTTCCTGGTGAAGGATCTGGATGAAGTGCTGTGCGCGAGCGTAGTGGTCGCGGGCCTGGGAGACTCCACCTGCCGCCTTGTTGAAGGCCGTGGTGCGACCGTGTACGTCCTCCTGGAGGGAGATCACCTTCGACCACTTCGCCATCTTGCTCTGCATCAGGGCGTCGTCGAACGTACCCTCGCTCATGTGGTAGGTCGGGCGAAGACCCTTCCGGTGCAGGAGATCGAGGATGTTGCCAGCTGTGATCTCCACCTTCTGGCCGTTCAGGGTGCCTCGCACGATCACGTCGCTCTGTCGGGCCGGAAGAGCATCCTCGCCGTCGACAGCCTTCAGCGCCTTGATGAGGTCGACATCGGTGTAGTCCTTCCGCATCGCCATGACCCGGAAAGCATCGCTCATCGAGCGGGAGTACTGTCGGCCTCCGCGCTTGACCCAAGTGATCGAGGCGTCACCGATGGCGTTGCGGATGTGGTGGCCGGGGCGGTAGATCGTGATGGCGATCTTCCAGGCGTTCTGGAGAGGCATGAAGTACTTACGCACTGCCTCGCCCATCTCACCCTGCATCTGACGTGAGGTAGTGGTCAGGATGTCAGCGTGGTGAAGTTCGCGGATGATCTCCTTGTTGTAGTAGACCGCCTTGCCGTCGATCTGCTGAGGCAGGAAGACGCTGAACGACGACGTGTTCGAGGTGTGAGGCACCTTCACGAAGCCAGGCTTCGGGTCATACGACAGCCACCCGAGGCCCTTGCCGCGAGCGACGAAGTTCTCGACGATGGCCTTGCGCTCAGCGAGAGTGAGAGCGGCATCCGACATGCGCGAGAGGAAGTCGGCCGGGTCCTCGATCTTCCAGCCTCGCCACTGCTCACCGAGGAACTGATAGAAGCGAGTCGGCTTGCCGAAAGCCTCGACCGCACGGCTCTTCGCGAGGCCGATGTCGAACTGCGGGAGGAACTGCTTCGACGAGTCGAACTTGATCTTCAGCAGGTCGTTGAGATAGTCGAGGTTCTTCTCCGTGTTCAGGAAGACGTTCGAGAACAGCGAGTCCTCTCCGGCATCCCAGAGGTTCGCCACCATGCGAGCAAGCTCCGACTGAAGCTCGTCATCCGGACGGATCGGAGAGCGCAGCTGCACCCGCTGGAACGCCTCCAGCATCTCCTCGCGAGTGTACCGCTTCGACAGGTCCGACAGGCGGAGATGCAGGGACCCGAGGTACTCCTGAGCCGCGAGGGACTTGTTGTGGGTGATGTCCCAGATCTGCTCGTGCCCGTGCTTGACATTGAACGTCTTCGAGAGTTCGCCACGCATCCCGAGCAGACGCCGGGTGCTCTGGTCGATCTCGGCCACAGACCGAGGAGCCATGTCGTAGATCTCGATGGCCTCTCCGTAGGCGGCGAGAGCGTCGGCCTCATCAGAGCCGTCGAGACGCTGACCGATGTTGGCCTCCAGCATGGCCTTGCCACGAGCCGCGTCGATCTGCTCGTCCACCTCCGAGACAGCGCTCTTCACGCGCTTCCTGGTGGCATTGTCGACACCGTTCTGGACCGCCCTCAAATCCTCTGCCTTCTCCAGCGGTACGAGGACAGCTGCGTCCTCCACGATGTCGTCACCGACCGCGACACGGGTGATCTCCGTGGCGGCATCCACGCTGTCCTGGTAGGTGCCAGTGGCCGAGCCCGCCTTCGCGATGTTCTTGTCCAGCCCAGCCACCTGTCGGAGGAACTCGCTCCGAGCGGTCGGGTCGACATAAAGGTCATCGAGCCGCTGGAGAGCTTCGCTGGCGAGGTCGTAAGTCTCAGTCGCTCCCCGCTCTGCCATGCGCCAGCCGTTGTTGATGGCTGTACGAGCGAGCGATTCACTGGCCTCCCGAATGCCATAGGTCAGCTGGTCAGCCAGTTCCTCGCCTGTGACGTGGACCCATCCGTCGCCCTTGCTACCCTTCGGCTTGAAGGACTTGAACGCCTTGATGTCGGCCTTCGTGAGGTTGTTGGGCATGGCCTCGCCCCTGGCACCCTTGGCACCAGGCTTCTGCGTGTTCAGTAGAGCAGCCTTGATCTCGTCGTCCGAGCCACCCCACAGCGCCACGCGAACGGCGTCTCCCACGTTCGTCCAGTTGGCTCGGGTGTTGCCGTTGTGGAAGAGCATCAGGCGAGCGTCGTCAGGAATCACACCCTGGAGAGCGCGGTGGATGTCACCGAACGACAGGGGGATGAGGTCCTCGCCGTAGCCGAGCACCTGCTTGACGCCCAGCCGGTTGAGGGACTGGTCGAGGAGAGTGTGGATCTGGGTCCAGAGACGCTCATCCCAGCGAGCGCGGTTCTTCGAGTACATCCCGGCGATGTTCTTCTGACCGATGCCCTCGCGCTTGAACACCTCCTCCGACAGTTCGATGATGGCAGGCCAGATATTGGCCTCCACGTCGTACTGATTCTGGGTGTTCCACTTCTTCAGGTGCCAGCCGAGACCCTCGCCGTTCTCCTGGGCCGTGCGGTAGGCACCAGACCGGGACCGGAAGGGGGCCTTGTCGGGAACGTCGGTGATGTTGTTCTTCGTGACCTTCGCGATGATGTCACCGACCACCCGAATGAGCGCACGAGGATCGTCGGTGCGAGGCAGAGGCGTCTCGTCCACCATCGCCTCGACGATCTCAGCGACCTCTTCCGCCGTGCTCGGCACCGGGCTGATCGTCGAAGGAGTGTCGACCACCTCTGCGATGTCCGTCGCAGTCGCACCCTCGATGTCGGCCGGTCGAGGCGTTGTCGGCGTCGGGTCCGGAATGAAGGGAACCGGAGGAGGCTCAGGCATCCCCTCCAGAGCCTCCTCCGGGAGAGCCTCAACGGTGTCCTGTGTTGCCGGAGGCTCGGTCTTGGGGGTCGGGTTCAGGGTCTCATCGACCCCGAGCATGAGTTCCCTGTCGAGGACGTTCAGCCCAGGACGGGTCTCGTCGAGACGGCGAAGCTCGCGAAGAGTCTCCAGGTTGTCGAGATCGAACTCGTTGTGCAGGAGGCGACGGAGGACCTCCATACGCTGGACGAATCGAGCCGGGTTCCGGCCCACGGCGTCCATGACGTACTCGTAGCCGTACTCGCCCATCTGCTTGTACAGCACGTCGTGACGCTCGCGAATGAGGTACTGCCAGGCGTCTAGGACGTTCGTGATCTCGACAGCTTCGCGAGCGGGGTTCATGTAGCCGAGTTCGATCTCCTCGCGGAACAGCTGGTCCGCTGCATCGAGGATCTCGTACTCGCGGCGAGTCATGTTCGGGGGCGTGTAAGAACCGGCCTCTCCGGGCACGTAGTTGTCGATATCGTCGATCCGTCGAAGAAGCTCCTGGACCTCTTCCACAGAGACCTTCACCTCAGCGCCGGAGGCGAGTTCGAGAGTGATTCGGCCGCTCTTGTCGGCAAGCTCTTCGAGACCATTGCTGACCCAGTAGTTGAACGACGCCACGTAGTCGGAGATGACCGCCTCGGAGTGCCCGAAGCCCTTGGTGCCGGGAACGATAGGCGACCGAGCCGGGACGGCGGGAATTTCGCCCGCCTTGACCATCATCTCCACCGTGTCGAGGAGGTCGCGCATCCGCTTGGCCTGCCCGGAGGACTTCAGGATCTCCCCGGGGGAGAGCGGCGTCTGGCTGAGCCCAGCTGCGATTCCATGAGGAGCAGCACCGGTACGAGAAGCGGTTCCCTGTGTCTTCTTCGCCACCTGCATCTGGGCAGGGGCCACGCCGTTGTCGTTCTCTGCCAGCCACTTCGCTGCGGCGTCGTTCTCCGGGGTCTTCAGAGCGGCTTCCGCGAGGATGTCGGACGCCTTCGCGTCAGCCTCGCCAGCACGAAGACCCTCTCGCTCCTTGGTCGAGGTTCCGACAGGAATGAAGCCTTCGAGTTCGTCTCGCACGTAGGGGCGGTTGATCTCGGCCTCTTCGCGAAGGAAGCGGAGGTGGCTTTGCCACTCAGGCGGGAGTTCGCCGGAGCGCTCCAGTGTTACCGCCTGCTCCACCATGTCTCGTGTGATCGGGACCTTGGACTTGCCGGTATCGATGGCGTAGCCGAGGTCTGCAATGCCCACCCACATCTGTCGAGCCTCGTCACGAGGGCTGGGGACCTCCTGCTCCGCCTTTGCGACCGCCTGAGCCACCTTCGGAGCCTCGACAACTTCCGGGTTGTCCTTCTTCCGGGAGGTTTTCCGGGCCTTCTGCGGGGTCGGAGCGGTCGCGAATGTCTTCTCGTCGAACAGAGGGGCGCTCGGCAGTTCCGGAAGACGGGGCTCAGGAGCCACAGGAGGCCGAATAACGGCTCCAGTCGGCGGCTCCTGGAGGAACTCCGACAGAGCGTCAGATGGGCGTAGAGCGGGCATCTCAGCCAGCCCCGCAGCCGTTTTCTCCGGGAGGGGGATGCTCATTGCCTCCCGAGGGGTCATCCCGCCTCGCTGAGGAGCAGCAGGAGGGGTCTCAGAGGAGGCGACAACTGCCGGGGTCGCCGCCTCCTCCGTCTTTGCGGCCGGAGAGAGCTTGCCCTTGACGGCTCGTGCTCCCTTGACGATGGCTCCGACCGGAATAGGAACGTACGAGATCGGGTCCAGCGCCATATCAGCAGTGAACCCGGCGATGCCCTTCAGAGGGCCGTACACGTTGTCGACTCGATCCACGTAGTCGGGGTTGAATGCCTGCCCCGCCTTGTCCGTGCTCTCTTCGATCACGTCGGAGAAGAACCGCTTCTTATCCGGCTGATCGGTCGTCAGCCCTTCGATGAGACGGCCAGGAGTCCTCGGATTGAAGAGCACTTGGCCGAGCATCTCAGCTACACCACCGGCGTCTCCCTGCTGGACCTTCTGGATCGAGGCCACGTTGTCGTCGACGATCCCGGAGACTGCGTTCGTCACGCCGTACAGCGGGCGGCTCAGGAAGTCGAGGGTAGCACCGAGCGGGTCCTTCATGAAGTCAGGGTTACCCCCCTGAGCAGCAGGAGCAGCACCTTTCATTCCCGACAGGTAGGCGTCCCAGCCAGCATCGCTCTGCTGAGGTGCAGGACCACGCTTTCGAGCGAGGTTTCGCCGCGCCTCCTCGAAGTATTCAGAGAAGGATGCCATGGCTCTACTGTAGGCCCTTGGCGAAGTTCACCGCATACCCCATGTTGTCGCGGAGCCACGCCTGGAAGGCACCGGGGTCTTCGCTGTAGCCGATGAGTTCCTGGAGACGGCGAAGCGACTCGGGGTTCACTGGAGGCTGGCTTCCCTGCTGTCCGGGGTACTTCAGAGCAAGCTCGGTCGCCCGACGACTCTGGTCATCCTGGTATCGGCGCTCGTCCGTCTGGTTCTCGTACATCCACTGAGCGAGGGACAGCGCAGAGTCCTGGGCCTGGCCCTGCTGCGAACCGTACTGATTCGCCAGCGAGGCGTTCGCTTCGTTCTCGGCAGAGTCGATCTGACCGAGGATGTTGCGAAGCTCCCCCGCCAGAGCAGCCCGCCGGGACGCCGATTCCTGTCGAGCCGCCTGGTCGACTGCGGTGTTGTAGTCGAGAGCGCTCTGTCGGTTGGTGCCCAGCTGAGACTGAGCCTGAGCGTTCTGGGCCGCGAGGTCCGACAGGCGCTGCGTCATGTCGCCACCATTGGCCTGACCGGAGTTGATCTGATTCGCGACCGCCTCCTGGATGCCGAGCGCTGCGGCCTGCTGGGACAGCATGTCGTTCGCGCTCTGGTAGCCAGCCTGGACGTTCTGCTGAGCCTGGTCGGCCGCTGCCTGCTGGACCGCTTTCGCCTGGTCGTAGGAAGACCCAATTCCAGCGGCATCTCCGACGATGCTCTGCGACAGGGCGTTGTAGATGCCCGCGATCTTGGCATCCGACTCGGCAGCGTTCGTACGAGCAGCCTCTCGCTGGGGATCGTAGGAGACCGAGGATGGCCCGCCTCCGCCGCCACCGAACATCTCCATCGCCCGAGCGAGGATGTCGCTGAACGACATCTCGGTGGGCTCTTCAATGCCCTGGCCGTACTGGCTCTGAAGGCGACCGAGAATACCCGCCTTCCCCGGACCCGAATTGCCACGACCGCGAGCGGCTGACACAGGCCTACGGTCAGTGGGCCAAGCCGACTCCATGAGGGTCTGGCTGGCGTTGTAGCGAGGGTCGCGAACCTCTTCGTTCTTCTCGTCGTAGTAGCCCCTGGTCACACCGAACACAGTGTCACCGAGGCCGGTACCCCACGAGTCGAACTTGTTGCGCTGGAAGCCCGTGGTGAGGTCACCGAAGAAGTTGAGAGCCTGCCGGGTCGGCCGAGTCAGGAAGCCCGACAGAGTGAAGCCACCGGGGCCGTCGTCGACTTCCTGGGCGCGCTTCTGCCGCGTGCCGGGAATACCCCACTGCTGAGCGTTCGTGCGCTGCCCAGCAGCGATCCGAGGACGCTTCTTCTTGCGGTCGTTGTCAGCCACGACGGGCTCCTATCAGACGATGCCGTACTCTGCGGCACGACGAGCGGCCGATTCTGCCCGAGCCTGCTGTCGAGCCAGGGTGTCCTGGTTCGAGAACTCCGCCTTGCGACGGCCCATGTCTCCCATGAAGTCCGTCCGACCCGTCTCCATCGCGCCACGCTGATCGTTCAGCGAGCGCTCCAAGAGACGCTGGGCGTCGAGGTAGCCCTGGCTCTGGAGCATGCCTCGGTTCGCGAAGTCGTTCGTCTGGTTCTGGTAGGCACGGCCCGAAGAGGCCAGCACGTCGTTCCAGTCCCAGCCCATGGTCTGAGCCTCGCCGGGGTCCTGGTCGCGCCAACCGAGGTTCCGAAGGCCTTCGTTGTAGTCGCGGTCGTAGTTCCCGACCTCAGTGGTGTACTGAGATTCGTAGTCCTTCAGCGCACGGTCGAGAGCGCCGAGAGCCGCCGTGAGGATCTGATCGGAGGCGAAGTAGTCCTCTTCACTCATCACGGAAGGAGCAGGAGCCGACATCGGAGCCATGCCTCCGCCGCCACCCCCGTAGCCGCCACCGCCTCCGCCACCACCGCCGCCTCCCCCGCCCGACGAGCGAGGAGCAGGAGCGCCACCGATGGCGTTGATCTGCGTCTGGTTGAGACCCGCCGCCCTGCCGAGACCACCAGGACCGTTCGAGGTGACAGGTTTCCGGTAAGGAGCGGGTCCGGTGACCCGGCCAACAGGCGGAGTCGGAGACTGATAGGTACGGGAGGTCTTCTTACCGCCCTCGATCTGCTGACGACCGGCCATTATTGGTTCCTCCCGATACGGCGGAGGACCGCGTTCTTGCGGGCCTCGTTCTTGGCGTCTCTTTCGTTGTATCCAGCTTTGTCTGCTGTCTTCCCCATGTTCGGGAAGGGCCTTCCGGAGCCGTAGGTCTTCTTGCCCGCCGCTGTGCGGCTGAAGCCGCCACCGCCGATGAGCGATGCGTTCCTACCTCGCGAAGGGTTGAATCCTGCTGCCATGGCGCAAATCTTACTACGAGATCGTCTTGACGACGGATTCCTTGCCCGTGATCCGGGCCGACAGAGTGAAGACCTGAACAGGGGCGCTCGCGATGGAGCCGTCTGTCTCGAACTCCAGTCGGAAGAAGATCTGACGGAACCTCAGAGCCTTCCGGAACTTGACGAATTTCCGAGCGGAGCCGAGGCCCTCCAGATCGTATTCCGTGATGACCTCGATAGACCCCTGGAAAGGACTACCCCATGTGCCGTTGAGAAGCTGTCCCCAGGTGACACCCTGAGCGATCAGCTGTCCCCACGTCGGCTTCGAGTTGTAAGTGATCGGGGAGGCGATGGCCTTCACCTTGCGGCGGAAGAGAGCATCCACGCCCCAGTACGCCAGCCTCTTGAAGTTCGAGGCCAGCTTGTAGTCGAAGTTCTTGGTCTGGAGGACGCAGGTGAACTCCTCCGTGGCTGTGGTGACTCGATCCTCGATGTACAGCAGAGGGGTAGACCGAGATCCGCCAGCCGGAACCATCTTCGAGGGGAGCACGTAGGCCTCGTCGGCTGCGGCACCTGCCACTGGTGGAACGAACTGCCCAATGGCACCGTAGGTCTCCGAGCGCCAGCGAGTCCAGGTCCGAGTCCGGAGCGAGAAGACGTACATAGTGTCGTAGTAGCCGAAGATGATCCGGTTATTGAACGCCGACACCGTGAAGGGGAAAGCGATGTCGGCCGTCGAGACAGCGCTGAATGGCACCTTGATGTTGACCTGAGAAGCCCGGTTGTTGATGAACTCGTAGGCCTTCTCCTCGAACATGAAGTAGATGTAGTTCTCGAAGTTCACGAGGGCGTTCTTGTCGCTGAGTCCAACGCCGGGAACGAGCACCTGCACCGAGCCCTGAGCAGGGTCAGTGAGGTACTCGAACGAGAAGATCGAGCGGGTCCGGAAGACGACGAGGGTGTTGTAGTACTTGGTCAGCGCGACCACACTCTCACCATCGCCAGCACCGATGTCGACAAACCCCGGCGTCTGCCAGAAGTTCGGCTGGCCGAGCAC